CTGTATCTAAACCCGATATTTGCGGTCACGCTAGGATTTATATCGGTATTTATTAGATAGCCGTTATAAGAGCTGCTAAATACGTTATCCATACTTACGGTTGCAACCGCGCTAAAGATAGTTGTGCTTATCAAATCTAAACCGCTACCGCCATCGGGAACAACCGTCCAGGCGTCCGCAGCTGTTCGAATTATTCTGACCGACATACCGCGATTTAACGGTGGCGCATAATTTGATACCGTCACGCCTGCCCCGCCTGCAACGGTAACAATTCCAGATCCTATGTTTTGTAATCGTAAGGTTGTATCAGCTGCCCAGGCGACCGATGATTGCGGTGGTATTGTGTAGGTTCCCGCTAGGGTTGTGTTGCGGACGACTTTTGAAGTGTCCGACAACACGAAAGTGTATGGTCCATTGTTTACCGTGTAAGTAGGGATTGCCACGGCACTATCAAAACCCGTTGCAACGGTTTGAATCGCGGTCGCGCCATCTTTAACGTAATCCGTTGACGTTGGATATTGGATACCCAACCAAGTTGTATTTCCTGACATTTATAGATCCATCCATTCCACTAAACTAGGATACGCCAACCAGGTAGTTCCCGGCGGTATTTGATACCAGACAATCGAAGGATAAGTTTCCGATTGCGCTGATGCGATTAAAGTTAGATATGCTTCTTTTTCCTTGACCTGCCAATTCCATCCTTCGACATACCCTTCAAATTCTGTCCCAAATACGGCAGGCAGATCGGTCGTGACAATAGGTAGTCCACAATAAACGGACGCTAATACGTCACGCGTTGCATCCGTTACCGTTGGGGAATGTAATGGGATGACGAATTGTTCTGGATAAACCCGTGGGAATGACCTGGCTTCTTTGAATGCGGTTGCCTGGGTTTCGGCGTCGGACAGGTTGTGAAGCTGCGTCGTGCGGGTTCCTGCTAATGCTCCGTACAAGATGATCGATTGCTCATCCCTGGCATTGGCTTCGCCTGCTCGATATGTGACGGTTACATCGTTGACGATTTCTGCCCATTGTGCAGCTGTCTTCAAGCCTGCCGACGCTAGATCGTTATCGGTTAAAGTCAACGGGATGAATGTAGCGCGGGCGGAATAATCGTCATAATGAAGTGACCCGTCACCCTGTTCAGATAAGACGCCACGACCTGATTGAGCTGCGTCTTGTGCCAGGGTTAGCGCGTTCGCGTCGCCGTCAATATAAGCCTTTAATTCGTAAATTCCAGGAACGTCGACGTCCGTCGTTAGATCGTCCACCAATGTGATATTAATTCCGTCATATGATGCCCACGTTGCCCCGATCGGAATGTCGGTCCAGATAACCGTTGGTCCGACGTCATCCCATTCGGTCAAGAACGCTTCGGACAAGATGTTCAATACACGGGTTCCGTCAAATTCTTTCGCGTAACCAGCTGCGCCCGCCGTTTTACGTTGCAGGGACGCCAGCGGTCCTACCGCTGTGATTGTGTAAGTCGAAACCGATCCCGTGGATCCGTATTGCGCCAGGCTGATTTCAATGTCGCTAATGATCCCGTTAAAGATCGATGCGTTGACTAACGACGGGGTTTCAATTTCAATCTGGAATGGATCTGACAGGTTCATTTCAATCGGGACGTCCGCGGTTGTCCATAATGTGGCGCGGGCATAACCTGGCGACGGTTGTTCTAAGACGTTGGATCGTCCCATTGTGACACTAAGATCATTCAAAACAACATCATTGGCGACGGCGACAGAATTGATATAGACGATCGGGTTGGGATTGTAAGTTGTCACAATGTCGCGCCGATTAGATTGATTGCGCCTGTTCGCCTTGCGCTGTTCTGGAATAGATTTTCAAGTTGTCGTCGAACACTTTCGGCATCGATCGCGCCGTTGATAGTTATGTTCACACCGCCACCATTACCGAAAGATCCTGACGGCGAAATATTGCCCGATGTTGTCGCCGTGAATAATTCGGGTCCCGCTTCGCCAACGACGTAGGAATTGCCCTGTCGGACCGGTCCGCCCGATGCCCTAAACCCGTCAAATAATCCACCGACCAGATTTCCCAAGAATGAATTCTTGACGGTGTTTACAACCTGCACAATCTTGTCGTAAATCGAATTCATCAAATCGCGGAAGGGTTCTATCTTTTTATAGGCGATCACGAATCCAGCTGCTAAAGCTGCGATTCCAATAATCAACAATGAAACGGGGTTCAACGACATCGCAAGATTCAACGCGTATTGAGCAGCTGTCGCGATTCCTGTCGTTATGGCTAATCCAACCATCGCGATCCTATAAGCAACTAGGGCAACGATTGATCGTTTATAAGTAAGTTCCGCCAGTGTTTGAGCTGCGGTCGCCGATCCGACGGCAGCTGCTAACGTCAAATATGCGATTTTTAATGTGGCACTAATAAAGGTTGCAATTACCATAACGGTATTTGTGGCAGCTAATATAAATTTCAATGCAAGAATGGCAGCTGAAGTCACGCCAACCGCGACGCCTAATGCAACAATTGTGTCTTTGTTTTCGGTTATCTTTGGCGCGATCTTAGTAAGTGCATCGGCAAGATCATCGACGAATGGTAATAATCCGTAACCGATTGCTTCTTTGGCTTCATCGATTGCAACCGTCATACGATTAAATCCGCCTTGCGTTGTCGCAGCTTCCGTTTCAGCGAATCCCGTGAATTTCTTTGTTAGATCGTCAAACACAACCCCGAAATCTTTTGATTTCAGAATTGAAGAATCAACGCCCAATCCCAACTTTCCCAACGCAGCTGCGTTCCCGTCGTAGGCTTTGCCTAGCGCATTGGCAACGGCGTCCACGTCTTTACCCGTAGCAGCTGAAATATCTAACGCCAAATTCATCAATTTTTGCGCTTCGGTAACATCTTCCGTCGAACGTATCAATCGCCCTAATGCTGGACGAAGTTTGTCATCCTGAATTCCCAACGATAAGGATGTCGCGGATATGTAATCTTCGACAGCTGCGGTTTGTTCTGCGGTTGCGCCCGTGACATTCTTTAAGGTTTGTGCAAGTATTCGGGCGGATGCTTCATCTTCGGCAGCTGCCTTCGCGAAATTGATTGCAACGGTTGTCAATCCACCTAGTGCCACCGATGCAACCTGCGCAGCTTTATTGATCGACTTTGACATCTTCTTGATGCCTGTCTGAGCATCCGCCAACCCTTGAGCCAGACCCGTCGTGTCTGCCTGTAATAGAATCGTTAACGGACGTCCAACGCCTTTAGTTGCCATCAGTAATCAAACCCCCGATTCCACTTGTCAACGATGTCATCGACGCCTTTTTGCCAGGCTAGGAATGTCGGTTCCGTGTAAGAATTTGCAGCTGCATCGGTCCACCCAGGTCGAACGCCTTGCGCCCACATTTGAAATCGTCCGGTCGAAGATGCGGAAGGTTGTGATTGATACACGCCTTTGATCGTACCGAAACGAATGAAGTTCGTGGATGCGCCACCGCTAAACGTGATCGACCTGGATCCGATTGTTACTTTCGGAATTCTGTCGCGTCCTGCCTTAACACTTTGATTAAGTTTTGTCGCGTAGGATCCCGCGTGTTGACTAATAGCGGATTGAATTGACGGGACCATAATCGAATCCGCTATCTGGACCGCGGTGATTCTAAGATCATCCGATGCGCCTTTAGGAAGTGATTTCAACGAACGCAAGATCGAAGCGTATTCGGTGGAATCCACCCGTGTCGCTTGATCGCTTGCCATTTCATTTCCTTTTCGATCGTTCGATTCTTAGTGTCTGGATGGTCCCTAACATTTCCCAATCAAGATCATCCAGGTCGATCTTGATTATTCCTTCGACGGCAAGATCGGCGATGGTTCTTCCGATAGTGCCGTTTCGATAAAATCCGTGTCATCAATGCCAATCAATTCGACCGAATCAAGTTGATCCGCCCATTCATCGAATTTCCTAATAGTCTGATTCCCGCGTTGTAGTACCGCGAACGCCATAACCATCAAATCTTCGAATCCCATATTTACTTTGACTACATCTTCACCGTCGACCCGCCGATTCTCAATCAAGTCGGTCATCTTAGACTTTGTCATCCGTTCCCATTTCATGAGATCGGCGGGCAACGTTGTCACGACCATAACGCCGTGATCGGGATGTTTAATTTTGATTTGGATCTTCATTGGTCCTGATTCCTTTTCTTATGCCCTGGCAACGGTTCCGTCAACGACGACCAATTCAATAGTCACCGTCAACGCGTCGGTAGCTGCGCCACCTGCTTCGGGGTAATTTGGAAAGACTTCACCGGTGAAAACCGATCCGCCTGCGGTGAATGAGAATGCGATTCCCGTGTCGCCCGCTGATTCGGTTGCATCCCATAGGGCTTCACATACGGACGCGGGTGATGTGGATCCCCAATCCTGATATAGTTCCACCGATAGCGTCGCTGTCTGATCGATTGTCTTGTATGCGCGACCCGATAGGACTTCAAGTGTTTGCTGATTTGGTTCTACGGCTAAGGTGACACTAGCTGCCACGTCATCGTAGGACACCGAATTTATAGTCAAGGCTAGATCATGCCCTGTAACGTAGGTTAATGCCATTTCATTTCCTTAGATTGTGACATCGAATTGAATGTCGGTTGATAGTAGATCGTTAGGTCCGACCTGGACGATCTTCGGTTGTGCAAAATCCCCGACGCGAATTCCCGTCGGTAGATTTTCGGACACGTTAGCAATCATCGCGTCCAAATTTGTAAGAGCTGCCTGATTGTCATTAGCTGCCACGCATAGGGTTACGCGTAACGACAAGATCATCTTTGGATTATTTCCGACCGTGACTATCGATGCGTAAGGTGACGCGGGGACCAGGATCACACACGGCGGGGTCATTGTTTCCACGGGTGCGGAATAGACGATGTA